TCGAGCGACAGCGCAGCAATCAGGTAGCTGCAATGCTTCGCTCACCATCATGGAAGGTCTTAGCCAAGTAGATACTCCTAACGGTGAGCAGGGGCATCGGCAGAGTTGTGCTGCGACTGCAATCGTTAACCACTTTCTACTTGGTCCACGACATGAGTGGAAGTGCAACAACCCCTGCATTTTTTTCAACTGGAGGTCATCATGACAGTAACTGCAATTACTGCCGCTGCAAACGGCATTACTATTCAACGCAAAGTATTACAGAACAGCACCGAACTGAGGCTTGTAGTCAAAGCAACAGATGGATCTGAGTTCACCCTACTAATCAACGATACAAACGGCGACCCATACATCAGCGAACTAACTGCTGAAGCATGGCCGCTTCATCAAGGTGGCGAGTGCGAGAACGAGTTTGTGCGTTGTCGTTATCCCTTGTTCCGTCCTCAAATTACAGATGAAGACATCCATGAGATGAACAAGGAAACGGAGCGTTTGTATGCCTAGATATGATATCACGGTAACGTATGAGTATCACGTTGATCGGATCAATGCGGCTGATGAACAGCATGCGCGTGACATTGCAAAGTTATATGCACAGGAACCATCAAGCAAACCAAACGATATATGGGAACAAGTACATCATGTTGATGATGCTGTTCCGTATCGTGAGAACTCACTCTGAATCTTCAACAAGGCCGATGTTGGTTGACATTTCATCAATGTCACCCGCATCGGCTAGGTTCATAATCGTTTGCACAACCTTGCCAATAATAGTCACGTCTTTCAAAGAGATTGGTTTTTTATTTATGGACCAGTGTAAGGTCTTGAACATCACAAACTTTTGAATAAGTTGACCAACTAAAATACCAAACTGTTCATCTTCAATTGCAACAACATCACCTTCTTTGCATTTAGCATTTACGTCTACAACAATGACAGAGTAAGGCATGATTCCACCGCCACCATAACCACTGATTCTACCAAGCTTGAAAGCTTCAACCTTTCCAAGATTTGGATCAACAATCATGTCAACAGTAAAACCACTCGCATCTTTAACAGGGATTTGCGCCCCATTCTTTTTGATAATGTAGCCCGGTTGTGACCCCACAACTGCTGCTAGTTTAGATATAGTCCGTGAAGACGGGATGTATTTTGTATCTGAATTTAAAAACCTTGTGATATTTGTTGGCGAAGTACCCGCTTTGGTTGCCCACTCGTTAGCAGACATACCTTTTTCTTTCATTATCTGACGAAACCATACGCGTATGGCGCGCCGCTCGCTTTCTTGCACGGGTCAGTTCTCCCTGTTGCTGCTTTACTGCATGATTAGCTTTCTAATTCATGCGAAAAAGCAGGCTACACTGACTAACTACAATCCACTACCAGCACTAATGCAGTATAGAATAGTTAATCTTCCTTGCAATGCTGCATTATTGCAGTATTCTATGTGAATGGAAAGCTATTACGAACAATTAAATACTCTGTGTAATCAGAGACATATCAATTTACGCACCGCTTTTGTAGCTGCTGACATACCAACCAGCACGTTTTACAGAGCCAAGCAAAGGAATGATATGCGCTTTGATACTGCGCTGAAAGTTCTGGATGCCATCAACAGAATTTACGCACTTAAAACAGCCAGTGACCATTGACCCAAACTGGCAAGCCGTCGTGACCAGATTGGTTGAGGCACGACACGCAGCCTCTTTGTCCCAAGAAGCACTGGCACACAAAATCGGGTGTGCATCCAGCCTGATACATAAGTGGGAACAGTTCAAGCGATTGCCGTCCGGCTTTCTATTGTTGTGCTGGCTGGAGGCATTGGATTGTGAAATCGAAATACGATCGCGTGGGCAAAGCTAGCACATGTGATGCATGCGGCACTGTCACCCCCTACTTCATCTGCCCCATGAAAGACCCAACGCCTAGTTGGTACACTATTTGTTTGGATTGTTATGAGGCAGACACATGGCAAGTCGCGCTCGCAGTAAAGGAAACTACCACGAAAACTGGTTCATCAAACTATTCGCGGCGTGGAAGATCAAAGCGAAAAAGCAGCCGCTCTCTGGAAGCTTGGGCGGCGAGTATAGAGGAGACTTGATTCTAACTATCAACGGGGAAGACATCATCACTGAGGTCAAGTATCGCAAGGGAACCTTCCCCTCCCCATTCACTGTATTGGATGGACGCGATGCTGCTATCTACAAACGTGGCAATGGCACTGATCCAAAGTGGATCTTGATACTGCCAGACACTACAGTCGAGCGAATTTGGAGGTCACGCAATGATAAAGGTAATCGAAAGAAAAACTAGCATTCAAATACACTGCACCCGTGCAGACTGGCCGCTTGTCAGGTGGTGCATGGATGAAGGCCTGATGTCTTTTATGGACACTGATCTTAATGATCCAGCCACATTTCCAGCTGGCCCAGAAGCATTGAAAGCATGGAAACGTAACGGCAGACCCTGCATTACTTCTGCCCTTACACAGATTGATAAGTCCTGATGTCCTACAAACTCGTCGATGCTGTCATCAATCATGACATCGGTGACGGTCTTGCAAAGCTTGTGCTGATTGCACTGGCACGCTTCGCCAATGAATCTGGTCAGTGCTTTCCAAGCATCGATACACTTTGCAAGATCACGCACCTGTCACGCCAGACAGTTATCACCAAAATCAAATGGCTAGATAAGCATGGCTTTGTGCAGCGCAGTCACAAGCCGGGCCGGTCTATGCGCTATACCATACCAGTCAAGCTCTTTGACCACCCAGTCAAGGAGCTAGACCCTAAGCTATCAATAAGCAATCAGAGAACCAACAACAGGCATCTCATTCCTGATGATTGGGTTGCGAGTGAAGAACTACGTTCATCTGTCAATGAGACGACAGGTAAGGAGATTGACCATGACCATGAGGAAGTTAGATTCCGTGACTGGTATGCCGCAACTGAAGACAAGTTTGCCAACTGGGAACCACGCTACAGAAGCTGGTGCAACAATGACAACGCAAGAATTGTCGGAGGCACTGACATTGCTCCGATCAATGGAGCCACAAGACACAGACAAGGCTCTTCTTATTTCGCTGCGGCAGCTGCGAATATCGCTAATACCAAAATACAATAATCATCATGGCATTGATCGATATGACATCGGTTACAAAACCACAGCAGAAAACTATCGCCTTGCCTCTATTGCTATCCAAGAAGCGTGCGTGCCGCTTCCTGTCGATGAGATGGCAAAGTCACTGCTAGCTGCCATGATGCTCATGGTCAAGCCATCAGGCGAGTCACCGCAAGATGCAGCCATGCGTTGTAATCTTTACGCTACACAAATGCAGGACTGGCCCGCTGATATCTTTCTAAAGGTTCTGGATATCGTCACCAAGCACAATACCTTCTGGCCAGCCTTTGCTGACTTCCACAAGGAATATCTTTGGCTATCACAAAAGCGTAGAAAAATACGTGAAGCACTGCATTTATGCATGAAATGACTTGAACTAGCTGCATTTGTGCAGTAATCTAGCAAAATGATTGGAGGCCAATATGAGCGATCAACTTACTACAGACATGAATGGTGATCCCATTCATCCAAGTCAACTTTGCTGCCGCTGCTCAGAGTTCAAAGGCGAAATGCAAAATCATTCTGACAACGATATAGGTGGATTTTTTCTCTGCAATATTTGTGTAGGCGAAATCCTTGAGCGCAAGCAAAAAGGAGATTGGTAATGAATGAGATGAACACCCGTATGGGTTTTATCGGCGGCACCGACATGATGACTATCATGGATGGTGACTGGGAACACCTATGGCAGATCAAGACAGGACGTATGCAGTCCGACGATCTAAGCAATGTGTTCCCTGTGCAGCTTGGCATTGCCACCGAAGAGTTCAATGTTTCTCTGGTTGAGAAGCACGCAAACATCAAGCTTCAGCGTCAATTCAAAACACAAAAAGTCTGGGATGGCATCCCGCTCCGCGCTGTCCTTGATGGCTTTGGCTATTCAGATTTTCCAGAAGAGCATCGCATTGGCGCTGAGTGTAAGCACACCTATGAACGTAATACACTGGATGCCCAGCTGCAACGCTACATGCCGCAGATACAATTCTATATGTGGGTGGCTGAGCTGGATCTGATGCACTTTGCTTGCATCTTTGGCAATCGTGACTGGAAGATGTGCCGTGTCAGCCGTGACGTTGATTACATCGAATCATTGAAGTCACCACTGCGCCAGTTCTGGGAGTTTGTCATCGAGGACAAGCAGCCCCAGCTGCCGCATTACCCAGTAGCCCAGCCCAAGATAGACCACATTCACATCGATGACATGGTCAAGCGTGATGTGGGTGGCGACAATGAGTTCCATGACAGGGCCATGACCTTCATCGAAACGAAGGACAGCCACACCCTACATGAATCAGCCAAGAAAGATCTGAAACAAATGATTTCGCACAACGAGCGTGAGATCTACTCAGACATTCTTGCTGTCCGGCGCACCAAAGCCGGTATTCGCATCGTGCAAAAAAAGGAGGCATAGCATGACGCAAAACCAAAAAATCTTTGTTGCTTTGCAGCAAGGCAAGACCATCTCACCTATGACTGCTTTGCGTGAGTTCAACTGCATGCGGCTAGCTGCACGAGTTTATGAACTACGTAAAGAAGGACATATCATAGATTCAATCCAGAAAAGTAACGGCAATGCCACATGGGTTGAATATAAAATGGGCGAGGTATCTGCAAATACCCCGCCCCGTCAAGCCGATTGGAGGTCAGCTTAATGACAAAAGATAACACAACTGCAAAGACGCAGAAACAATCAAGTGATCCTAAAACCCTTGCTGCCGCGCTTCTGGTGTGGCGTGAGACAAACCCGTCTGCCCCTAAGAACGGCAAGAACCCGCACTTCAAAAGCAGCTTCTCCAACTTTGAGGATGTTGTCGAGTGCGTCAACACGGCGACTGAATATGGCATTACATGGACACAGACGACTGACTTTATTGTCGTTGAAAACGGTGTCGTTGATTTCATCGTCACTAAAATCTGGCATGTACCAAGCGGTGAAATGGTCGAAGGCCGGACGCTCATCAAAGTCAAAGACCCGACAAACCCCCAAGCTATGGGTTCCGGCATTACCTATGCCAAACGGTACGGACTGCAAGCCGCCTTTGGCATCCCATCAGAAGAAGACGACGGCAACGCCGCCTCCAAAACAGCGGCGGCAGACGTCGTCAATTTCGGGGAAAACAAGCAAAAGAATGGAGGTTCACATGCAGAGTTCTAAGCCAATGATGGCACCAAGCTTCAAGACCGGCATACCAATTCCAACGTCCAGATTAAGTGGGAGGTATGATTGGCTGCAAGCTTGGGTGGTAGATGATTGCATTGATGTTGAAGATCGCCAAGAAGCTAACGCAATTTCAACGCACATCTATTTACAAAAACCTTGGGGTCACAAAAGTAAAATTGTGACACGCACAATCAAAACAACAGACGGCAAATTTGTCCGCATATGGAGGGTTGCATAATGTATGACAACACAGATTCTGGGGCTGCATTTCCAATCAAGAAAACTCAGAAGATGATCTTAAGTGGCCCTATCAACGACAATGGCAATGACACACAGGTTGCTGTTATCAAATCAGAACTACCTGATGGGCGGTCAATCTTTGATCTGTACCAGAAGGTCGGCACTCTGTTTGACAATGAAGCAGAGAACCCGAAAGCACCAGCATATACAGGCCCGTGGAATGGGAGGCGTATTGCTGCTTGGACAGCAGAGAAGGATGACGGTGCCGGTAATACTGAACGCTATATGTCACTAAAAATTTCTGACAAGCGTACTGAGCAAGCTTCACCAGAGGCTAAACCAACTCCAATACCAGCAATGGAAGAACCACTTGATGACATCCCTTTCTGAAATCGTAACGATTGAAGACGTGTCTGCGGCACTAGGGACTTCACCTACAAAAGTGAAGGACCTGTGCCGCAAGCATAGCGTTCCCGTCATCAAGATCGGACATCAAATCAGGTTCACCAAGGACGCAGTGGATCGCTTGTTGGATTCAGTAACATGGCATTACCAATCAGGAAGCGCGGCAAGTACTACCACACAAACGGTACAGTTTCGTGGGGAAACAAAAGTGTCCTCATACGACAAACTACAAGCTGCACTAAACGATCAGAAGCACGCCAAGTAGCTGACGATCTATATCAACAAGCACTCAACATGTTAAAGGGCGGCAGAAAAGCCGCCCCTTTTTCAGCAGCTGCACTCGACTGGATAGAATTTAATCGCCCAGGTGCTACAGACAGAGACAATCTAAAAAAGCTGTCACCATTCTTTAGAGACAAAACTGTTGACGAAATTACCAACGATGACTGGGAAGCCTTCTGCCGCTTGCACCTGTCCAGCCACAAGCCGTCTTCTGTCAACCGCATCCGCAACACACTCAATGCCGTGCTGCGTTCCGCTTCCAGAAAAATCGAACTCAGCAAGCTAAAAGACAAAGACGAGCGCAATGTATTCCTGTCCATAGAAGATCAAGACAGACTGCTTGCAGCATACCCAGACTTCATACGTCCATACTTTATAATGCTGTGCTATCAGGGCGTGCGTAAGGGCGAAGCAATCAAGCTTGAATGGAAGCATGTCAATCTTGAGCAGGGCATTATCTACATGCCGGGATCGATCACAAAAAGCGGCAAGGCTCGTAGCATGCCTATACATCCGCGTGTTGAAGCATCCCTAAAGAAGCGACACGACAAGCTGGTATTCGTAAACAGGCTTGGGAATCCATACAGAAAGCCGCCTCGCAAGGTGCATGAGACAGCCAGAGCCAAGGTAGATCTTGATCACTTTACCATGCATGACTGGCGGCATCACTGGGCAAGCAGGATGGCGTTAGTGGGTGCCAACATCAAAACATTGAAAGACTTGGGCGGGTGGGAATCTGAAAGCATGGTCACACGATACCTAAGTATTAGTGATGAGCACAATCGTAACACAATAAATAAGCTGTGAGGTTTATTATGTTTAGAATTCAACGCGCTATAAACAAGAAACTTTCCCTTACCAAGGGTGCGCTCTACCGCTGGAGCTATGGCAGCATATCCACCGATCCTCAGATAATACGCTGTATTCCTTCAAAAAAACAATCGCAAAAAAGATACATACGATACTGCATTATTACAGGATTTGTGCTATTTACCCTGTTTCTTATGCTTTACTAATGCAGGAACCCTAAATTTAAAGCACAAAATCAGCACAAAGGAGTTCAGCTATGCCCTATAAAGAATACGCCCGATATGTCGGTAAACGAGATAGATCCGATGCAGTCCACCCTCATGATCTGGTCGAACGGAAACGCCGTGCAGCAAATAAAAAAGGATGGCAGATCGCAAATGCCAACCTTGCTGCCGATGCATTCAAGGATGATGTAATTGTCAATGATGGTGGACACTACAGAAGTCGATCAATGCCTGAGATATATGGCGGCTACTGGCAATATGATTAACTAGCAGCACTTTCCATTAAAGCCTTGAGTTCAGGACCACGAGATTTGATCTGCGCGTACCATAAAGAGTCTTCCATCTCACGAGCTGCCCCAAAAAAGTCCCTATCTTCAAGTTTTCTGAGCATATTCTTAAAACGAGAGAAGCGGGGCCAGCCTAAATTAAAGACCATCGATGCCAATACTAACTGTGCTGGCTCTGGCAAATCACGCCACCACTCCATACGATTGTCCAGTTCGAGCAATGAGATATTAATATCATCCTCAAGAATGATGCGCGCAGCACGCTCTGATATTGGCTCACGCATATTGTGTCCATAGCCTACTGTAGGAACCCCGACTGTATCATCGTACATCGTCAGGCGTAGACCTTCGTGTTTTGCAATAAGATCTGTAAGAGATTGTGCGTTCATTTCTTCCTCACTGATTCAGCCAAGCCACCACCAAAATAAAAGCCAACAATGATCAACATGATCTCGCCAATCCAGAAGTCACCAAGGATTGCCTTCACACCTTCGATGTCACCTTTCCCAGCCAGTGTCATGCCAAGCGTGATGGAAAAACAGATCAGGAAAGTAAAAGCAAACATCAGAGCAAGGTAGCGTTGGGCCAATTTAAATGGGGCATAGGCGGCTAATAAATCTGTTTTGGCTTTGCTTTTAATTGCCACCTCTTCTTCTGTAGAAGTGTGGATATCATCGATAAGACTGAGGCCTTGTTTAACAACATCACCGCTGCCAAACATCTTCATGAGCAAGGGAATCATTTCTGGCTATCCTTTATGCCTTCAAGAACATCATAGATATTAGGAGGAGGGGGCTGGTCAGGGTTCCACTGGCACAGATATTCCCGTGGCCGGAACTCGTAAGGCGCAAACATCAGAGTTTCTTGTGTGTTGTGTGCACCGCGATAGACACAGGCTGTCGTTACCTTGTCTATCTTCATGCACTTAACCATACGGCAAACAGTCAGATCGTTATTGCTCTGGGCCAAAGCACCCTTCATCCACAATCCCCAGATGACTATGCCAATCAGACCGCCAATAATAATAATTGCAACACCGGCATTGCCGACTTGCTCTAGCATCTTCTTGCGTCGTTTGATTGCTTGCGCTCTTGCTTTAGACCTACCGTCTTTAGCCATCTCACAAAACTTTTGATAATCTCGCCACAGACCTGGGCGACCAGACAAAATCATCAGCTGCTTTAATTCGTTTTCCTTTTCACGAATCTGCTCAAGAGCCATAAACTCTTCAAGATCATTGCCGCCTACGCCTCTTGCACGTTTCTTGTTGCCCTCACGAATGAGGTCTTCTTTGGCAGTCAGAAACTGTCCAATCGCCTTGCCAGCCTTGGCTATCTCACCGCCATTTTGGACAGTTTGCTTGATGATCTGGAACGCCGCATTAGCTGCTGCCAATTCTCCAAGCATCAGTACACCTTTGTGTCCTTATCTACCATGACTGGCAGACAGTAAGATGTGATCTTCTGTCCTTGCTTATGCAGTCGTTGTGCAAAGTACACGCAGTCATCAATGTTACGGAAATGCATGTCATTACTAACAAGCTTGCTACCCTCACCAACCCCAACGAAAACAAACAAAAGGAATGCATGAATCATCCATTAACAATTAGCCCTAGAAGCAACACAATGGTGGTTCCAGCCGTGCCGATCATGATGTGTTCGATGCGCTTAATTCGCAGAATGGTTTCCTTCCAACGCTCCGCACAGACAGCTTCGTGAGTATCCACTTGTGCTTGGACAGATGTGACGGTGGGCTTGCTCATCATTCAGCGTCCGCAATGGTCAGCGTACCGGCTTCTACCTGACGCATGATTTCTGCGTAGTGCCGGTTGTCTGGGTCACATGGCACTTGCATCCGAATACCATTAATCAGGCATCTTATCGTGGCGTTAGCCTCTGACGTATACTGCGCCTCTGTGATTGTCATGTTATCCATTGCTATAACTCCGCATCAAATTCAATCTTGGCTGAAGCATTGGTTGAACGTACCAATCCTGCTTGTCCTGCTGTTCCAGATGCTTCTGTGTTGTTGAGTGCGCTATACTGTTCTGTGCTACCGTTTTCAAAAGCAACGCTGTTGATTGCATCGCTGCCACCATTAGAGTAAATGGTGTAGTAGCCTGTTCCGGCTGCGTCTGTTGCAGTCGGCGTAGCTCTCATCGTTGTTGGGTAACGAAACATAAAGCTAGCGTGAGACGCAGTGTAATACCATGCCACGCCGATTTCTTTTGTACTGCCTTCAAGGAACTTGAAATAATACCGCTGACACGCCGCCAACTCCTCGCCAAATGACCGATGCTCAAACGGCGTGGCTCGAGAGCCAACCTCAAGCTGGACGCCAGTAACTAGAAAGTTATTACTTGCGCTATCCAGCGCATTTACTTGACCCACAACCCGATTAGCTGTTGTGACAGAAGACCAAGTTGTATTGAGTGTACCGCTAGTATAGTTAGAGCCAGCAGCTAGCCACCACTGTAGAATTAAAGAACGCGCATTATCGTCATCAAATGTTCCACTTGTATCGGCGGGAAATGTAATAGTTTTGTATTCCCAAGTGTCCGAAGACGAAACAGTATACGATTTACTTACTTGTCTAGTGTTATCTGTATCGTACATCTCAAGGATGTAAGTGCCTGTCTTAGTGGATTTAACCCAGAACTGCACAGTTACTTGTTCTGCGTTTGATGTACCTTTTTTAATACTCTGTAGGTTTTGTCCTTCAAATGCTTGCCTAAAAATATAGCCGTCTCCTGCACTCATAGCAGCGTCGGCGGTAGTTACGTCCAGTTTGAAACTTTTCGCAAACCCCTGACCAGTGGGTACATCTGTAGCCTGTTGCAAGTCGTATGCGGCAGAGCCACCAACAGTAGCTACATCCCACCTGTCCAAAGAATAGCTGTTGCCGGAAGAAACAGATTGATTCCCACGTTGATGCACCTGCATCGCACCGTTAGTTGTCAATCTCCTGCCAGTGATGCCACCAGCATCTGCCGAACCGGCGAGGTCTGCGAAATCTCTTGCTCTGCTCATTCTCCGGCCTCCAGTGCGGTTACACGGGTAATTAAATCAGCGACCTTAGCTTTTTCAGCATCAAGGTCTGTCTTCAATTCTTGTATGGCTTTGATGCACAGCGACACCATATTTCCGTAAGCCAGTGCGTCTGGATCGTTGTCATCGTTGTATTGGACAAACTCTGTCAAGCCAGCGTCATGCACTTCTTCGGCAATCAAACCACCGAATACTTTGTCGCCGTCGTTGTTGCCTTTGTAGGTCACAGGACGCAGTGCAAGCAATTCTGTCAGTCCGTGTGTGGCGTCGTTAATAGTGTTTTTGTAACGGCGGGACG